ATAAACAAAAATTCAGTTACTATATAGATGATGCTACAACAGCGTTTAGTTATATTGAAAGTAGTGGTTTGAAAGTAGATGGAGACTACCGATTAACATTCAATTCAGTTCATTTAACGGATGATAATATGGTTTATACTGAATATAATCTAATGACATCTACACTCCGACCATCGAACCGACATGGTGGTGTAAACTATGCTGCTCTTAAAAAAGATACCGGTGTAAGAAAAGCATTTATAAGTAGATTTGATGGTGGTGAGTTGATTAGTTGTGATTTTGAAGCATACCACCCGAGATTATTATTAGATATTATATATCAAATGAAACTTAATTCAAACATAGACATGAAAAAAATGCAATGGATGAAAGATTTCTATGGTAGTAGGTTGGATTTTTATACTTGGATTGGAAATCAAATGGGAATTAGTGATAGAAATGAAGTAAAAACTTTAATATTTCAAAATCTTTATGGTGGAATTAGAAGTGAATTATTGCATATACCATTTTTTAAAGAAATACAACATCTTACTGATTTATTATATGAAACCGTAGCAAAGAATAAATGTATGTTTACACATTCATATCACATTCAGTTTAATGAAGAAAGATTTGAACCAATAAATCCAGCAAAAGTTCTTAATTATTATATTCAATCGTATGAAACTGAACGAAATATTAGAAAAATTCTAAAGATTAAGGAAAAATTAGAAGGAAAATTAACAAAACTTATATTATATACTTACGATGCGTTTGTATTTGATGTGCATCCGACAGAAAAACAATATTTATATAGTGATATCATTCCATTATTGAGAGGTGGATTTGGTAGATACGAAGTAAAAACAACGACCGGTAAAAATTATGATGAACTTTAACTTAGACAATCTTAGTGAAATTATTGATGAGGTTTTAACAGAATTTTGTGTTACATACCCAATTCCAAATTTTAATAACAAAGAACAATTAGAACATTTACGTTCAGTATTAGAACAATTCGGTGCAGCAGCATTTACGGATGTAGAATTAATGGAAGCTATTAGTTTAGCACCAAAGAAATTTACATTAGAAGCACCTAAGAAAGATGGTACTGACCCTAAGTTAGCGGCAATATTAAAAAAGAAAGTAAGAAATGCAGATACTGGTAGAGATGTAACGGTTGCATCGGCATTAAATTACAAAGACCAAAAAGGTAGTGGAGCAAGGTCAGCATATCACGCAGCAGCGGCAATGTTAAAAGGAGCAGGTTATAGTGAAAAAAATGTAGATATGGTGGATGACCCAAATCCGGAAGAACCACAATATTATGCTAAACAAAAACAGGATCCAACGGCAACAGCAGCAAATCTTAAAACATTAAGTAAATTACAACAACTTAAAAAACAAAAAGATGCTAAACCACAAGTAAAACCATCAGTACCAAATCCACAACAATCTCCAAAAGTAAAAGCTGAACCAATAAAAAAACAATCAGTTCAAGTTGATACAAAAGGAACGTTGAAGGATTTATTAGGTAGATTTGATGACAAAAGTACAACGGTAAATAGTAAAAACGATGTAAAAAATGCAATTAAAACTACATTACAAACATTAACTAAATTTGCTAGCTCTAAAAATAATCCTAACGCAAAAGAACATGGTAAGGTAAAAGATATATTAGATAATTTATTTAATAAAGGACAAAAACCATCAGCATCGGATAGACGTTTACTTACAAAATATGTTAGAGCAGCAGAACCTACCGAAACAAATCCAAATACATGTAAACTTTATGTTGCAAGAGAACCTGGAAACTTTAAAAGTCAAGGACCTACGGCAAGAGTAAGAATATATGTAGGTAAAAAAGATAAAAGTACGCCTGTAATTGGTGGATTTAGACAATGGGGAGCTGAAAATGGTATTGCAATATTACCTACATCTACATTTGGTGGTAAAAAAACAACAGCAAATCAAACATATGTAGATGATAAAGGAAATACTAGATTATTAAAAAATGCATCAAAAGTAATCAGAGATAAAACTGGTAATGTAACACATGTAAAAATTGGTACATTAGATATTATTAAGACAGACCCTAATCAAAAAGGTATTTCACCAAAAGAATCAAAACTAAGAGCTAAGAACAATAGAATAATGGAAGAATACGCTGAAAAAATTGAAGCGGGCGATATGGATTTTATTGATATGGATAAAGGTGTAATGCCGGATTCACCCAAAAATAGAGTTATGGTAATTCAACATTCTATAAATGGTATGGCATCTAAATTAGCTAAATTAGCACAAAAAGCAGAAGTTGCAGATAAAGAAACAATTGGATTAATTAAAGAATTAGCTGATTTTAGTAAAACAGACCCAAATAAACAACCGGAAAAATGGTTAGAAAAGTTTGAAAACATCCTTTCAAAAGTTGCAAATCACGAAGGTGAGCCATCGTTAAGAGAAGCATGGGCAAACTACGCAGAAATATTTGTAGCAATCAGAGAAATGCATGATAATGGTAAAGGTACTGAAAATGGTAAATGTGCATTATTACCACAATCAACTACATTAGAAACAGTTGATGTAATTACAGTTAGTAATGGTAAAGGTGATAATAGAATTGTAACGTTAGATGGTAGAAGTGTTAAAAAAGGAGTTGGTGGACCGAGTGCATTGGGTTCTAAGGCTAGAAAATCAACATATAAAAATGATTCAAAAGGTTTAATAAAAAAAGCTGTATTAGAATTAGTAGATTTAAGTAACGTACCATACTCAATGCCCCTTTCAGAACCATTAGCAAAACATACAAAATTAATAAATGACTATAAATCAGATATTAAAAAAAGAGCATTAGCATTAAATGTAGACCCTAAATTTATTTCTAATATGGAAAAAGAAATGAAAGTAGGTGGGAGAGCATCTAAAAAAATAGCAAGTGCATATGCTAAAATTTTATTAGAAAGACAAAAAGCACAATTACCAATAGATAAAGATACGGCAGCTAAAATAAAATTAAGATTAGAAGCGTATTATATGTATCAAGAATTGGCACATGAAGCCTATAACAAAAATGTGGATATTCAAGATTTTGCAAACGATAGTGTATTATCTCAAAAAGAAGATAGGGGTGGTGCGGCATTAGCTAGAGCAGGGAAAATTGGAATAGATAGGTCAGATGGAATTGATATATTAGCATATCCATCACCTGAATTTAATGTTGGATTTAATTTAGAAGGTAAAAGTACAAACAATGGTGCAGGTAGATTCCATAACGCACCAAAAAGAGGATAACATAAATAAATGAAGACACAATTACTTTGTACCTTTAGTACAAAAACAGATGTAGAAAATCATATAGAATTAATTAAAAGCAATTATACATTAGCTTATAACTACATCTATGTTCTTCAAAACAAAAACATTCCAAATGAATTGTTTGTAACTTACAATGTAGTAGTAGAAAATGAGCAACCAAACTTAGAAATGAAAACTATTTTGGTTCATAGAAAGAAACAAAGTAATACATTATATACAATCAACGCATTGAACAATGTTATTATGGAAGCGACCGGTGGACAATTAGATAATAAATTTGAAGTTGATTGGGAAAAATATAGAAATTGTATATTGGTTACAAATACCGAAGGTGTAAAGAAAATTTATACACGAGTATTTGATGTGATAGATTTGACAAAATAAATAGTTATGATATATTGGTTTACAGGACAACCTGGTAGTGGAAAAACTACTATGGCTAATTGGATGGAAGCTCATTTAATACATAAAGTTATCACTATTGATGGTGATGATATTAGAGATGTATTTCAAAACAAAGATTATTCAGAAGAAGGTCGTAGAAAGAATATAACTAATGCACAAACATTAGCTAAGTTCTTACAACACAAAGGCTACAACGTAGTGGTATCATTGGTTTCACCCTACAAAGACCAAAGAGATAAATTCAAATCAGAAATGGGTGAAAATCTAAAAGAAATTTACGTTCATACTTTAAATGAAAGAGGTAGAGAAGGATTCCATGTTTCTAACTACGAACCACCTACGGAATTTTATATAGATTTAGATACTACGAATGAAAGAGAACTAGACACTTTTAAAAAACTCCGTAAAGATTTGGGAATATAAAAATAAAATTGTAAATTAGAGTTATGAGAAGAAAATACGCATTATTTATCGGAAGATGGCAAACATGGCATGCAGGACATGAATGGTTAATCCGTCAACAATTAGACAAAGGAAAAGATGTTTGGGTGGCAATTAGAGATGTTGCTGAAGATGAGAGTAATCCAAAATCAGCATACAAAGTTATGATGGATTTAATGGAAGAACCATTCTTTCAAGAAAACATAGATAGAATTTTAGTAAGTATCATTCCTGATATTGAATCGGTAAACTATGGTAGAGGTGTAGGGTATGAAGTTATCAACCATCCACCGCCTGCTGACGTTGAATTGATTAGTGGAACTAAAATTAGAAAAGGTTATATGGATTCTAATGGAGATGTTATAGAATATGCCATTGATTAAGAGACACATAGCAAAATCCATATCCTATCGTATTGTAAGTACCGCTATTGGATTTATTATTATGTGGTGGGTAAGTGGTTCAATTAAAGTAGGTGCCGCATTTGGGGTAGCAGAATTGATTTACAAACCTATTCAGTATTATCTACATGAAAGAGTGTGGTATAAATGGATTAAGTACGGATTAAAAAAAGATAAATAATGTTTTACAAATTCATTGAAAACTTTCTAAGTAAAGAAGAATGTGATTTTATCATTTCAACAGGTGAGGATAATGGGCTACATCAAATGAAATCAGTTACAATTGTAAACGGAATAGTGATGGAAACTGATAGCGAATGGAATGGTAATAAAAGAATGGGTGGATATTTTAAAGATGATATATTATTGGATTCTCGTATAAAGAGTATATCGGATAAAATTTTATCAATTTCAAATGAAATAAATCCGTTCAATGGTATAACATATACATCTATCCCAAAATATTCATTTAACCGATATTCAGCTGGTGATTTTTTAGATTGGCACAAAGATGCACATGAAATTATAGATGGTGCAACTATAACACTTATTATTCAACTGAATGATGATTATGATGGTGGTTTGGTAAAATACAATATAAATAAAGTAAATTATTCAGTACCAAAACAATTGGGAAGTGTGTTTATTTTTGATTCTAATATACAACACTCGGTTGATAAAATAGATTCTGGATTACGATATTCATTAAATGTTTGGCCAGCATCAATTAAAAAGATTACTTTAATATAAACATTAATTAACATTAAATAAATTTAAACACTATGGAATTTTATCGATTTGGTCCATTATTGGGAAAAACTATTGTAAATGAAGAACTACGTTTGGAATTGTTAGAAACAGGTGTAATTCAAAAAACAAATGCAAGAAAAAGTCTTGTGGGCCACATTCAAAATGAAAAACATTATTCAATAGAATTAAGAAAAAAATTTGAACCAAAAATTATGGAGTATATTGATGATTATATTGAAAGTGTTTCTAATGAGAAAAATTTAATAAAATCAAAATATAAATCTATTTTGAATTCATTGTGGATTAATAGACAAATTGAATCCGAACACAACCCACCTCACCGACATCTTGGTGGTCAAATATCATTTATAATATATTTAGATTTTCCTAAAGAAATACAAATGGAAAAACCATTATATGAAGAATTATATCCAGGTTCGGTACAATTTTTTTATGGTTTAAATAATGATATGGATACAGAGTATGATACCAATAGTTTTGTTAAACAAATATTGTCACCAAAAGATACTATAATGCACATACCGACAACAGGTGAAATGTTTATATTTCCATCGTATTTAATGCACTACGTTTCACCATTTTACACTAAAGGAATTGAAAGAATATCAGTTTCAGGTAATATTTCAATAGTTGATATAAAAACAGAAACAAATAGTTTAATATAAATGGATTAAGTACGGATTAAAAAAATAAGTTATATGCCAGCAAAACCAAAAATAAGAAAAGAAGATTTATTACCAAATTTCAAACACATACCACCTGCACCACACAAAGAAGCAGTAAACGGACCAGCATATTATGGTGGTATAGATAACCCATATGAGGTAATAAAGGTGTGTGAAGCATGGGGATTAGACAAAGATGCATACCTATTCAATGTAGCAAAATACATAGCAAGGGCCGGAAAGAAGGACCCAGCAAAGGAACTAGAGGATTTGAAGAAAGCAGTTTTTTACCTTGAAAGAAGGATAAAATTACTCTCTAAATAATTTGGTAGTTTCAATAAATTATCGTATCTTTATTGTATAGGAATTAAGAAAATCGATATTTATACGTGAGATTAAATCGCGATAATCTTAAAACTTAAAAACAAATTTTTAAAACTTAAAAACAAAACAGCATGAACATTAATGCAATCAAGCAACGTCTTAATTCGTTGCAAAACACTTCTAAGAAAACGGACTCATTGTGGAAAACCAAACCTGGAAAGTACCAAGTTCGTATCGTACCTTACAAATTCAATAAGGAAAATCCTTTCATTGAATTGTTATTTCACTACAACATTAACAACAAAACTTATTTGAGTCCAGCTTCTTTTGGAAGACCTGACCCAATTTTAGAGTTCGCAGAAAAACTTAAGAAATTAGGTGATA